CCTGTCCGGCTTTCCATTCTACTTCGTTGTGAACTGTTCCGCATTTGCAACATCTCATGACGGGTTCAGAGACATCTTTATATACAATTTGTTCCCATGAAAAAGGCTGATATTCTCCGCAAGTTGGACACGGGACACACCATTCTTCCTGACTGCTCTCTTCAAAACCCTCATAAATTCGGGAACTTGCTAAAAGCGTAGGAGTACTAACCCAAACAATACGCCTGTTCCAAAAGTTTTGTGTTCTTTTCATTGCAAGCGTCAACGGGTCGCCTTCTTTTTTTGCTGACAGCGGATAACGGTCAACCTCATCGCAAAGTAAAATCCTAATCGGCCTCGCGGCTAACGATACCGGCGAATTAGTCGCTGCTATAGTAACATGACCGCCGATAAATCTTTTGTGCATTATTGTATTTCCGCTGTTCCTGCTTCTTGCGTTCTTTACTTTTTCACGCAAAACGGCAGTATCCCTTATCATTGGGTCTAACCTGTCTTTTGAAAAACTCTGCCCCATCTGCAAAGTCGGCTGTAAAATTAAAATCGGGCTCGGTTCTTGATCAACAAAATAGCCGATTGTGTTCAATAAAAGTTCAGTTTTTCCGACCTGTGCCGCTGTCATTACTATAACGCGCTCAATAAGAGGATTGCTTATTGCGTTCATAATTTCGCGCTGATATTCGGCTCGTGATGTTCGCCATTGACCAGGTTCAGCACTTGCTTCCGATGAGATTTTGCGCTTTAAGTCCGCCCATTCTGAAATTGTTAAATCGGGAGGCGGAAGCCATGCTTGGTTAATTTCCTTGAACAGCTGCAGTTCTTGTGATTTTTTCTCCGTCATAGTCTGCTAATTCTATTAAAGCCTCTTTTATTTCGTCTTCTAATTTTTTTTGAATTGTTTTCACGTCATGACCGACAAGCACGGGAGCTAATTTATTCGGAATTGCGAGAAATCTTATTTTCGCGTTAATGACGTTATCCGTCCAAACTTTAGCAATGGCCGACGCTCTGTGTAACTCGCCGCGCTGTTCCGCTAATTCAGCTTCTTTTAATTCAGCCTGCGCAGTTACAAGGCGGGTTTGTGCTGCTTTTAAGCCCTCACTGTCAAACTGATTGCGCCAATATGCCTCTACAACTTCACTAAGAGTATATTTGCCGTCATCTGATTTGGGAATTACTCCCGACTCGATCAGCCTGTAAAAAGAACTTTTCGACATATTAAGAAAGTCGGCGGCTTGGTCAAAACTCACTTTTATTTTTCTAAAATTTTCGTAATTTGTAACATCTTTCTTCGGATTTGGCATTTTTTCTCTCCTGAGATACTTAGGGAAAACTTTTTCCTACTTTTGGGAAAACTTTAATATAAAGTCAAACGTTGACTGCAACGAACTTTTCCCAGCTTAAAATTTCTGCCGCTAAAAAAATCTCGGGCTCAGCGGGCTGACCTCGCCCAAGCCCCCCGCCTCCCAGTACCTTTTTTATTCGCGGTCATCGGGCTTTTAGTCGCCTGACGTGTCAAAAAAATCGAGTGTAATAAAAGTAGAAACTCTTACACTCATTTTTATTTATAAAGTCAATCATCATAAGGCTTCAGAATTTTAATTCCATGCCAAATGCTCCCAGTTTTGCGATTTTCTGTTTTTTGTCATTTGTCCTATAGGCGGCAAGTTCCTGATCGCTTCGTTCATGTCGTCCTGTCCGATACCTATATACTCGAGAGTGATAGCCGGTGAGGAATGATTTAATAATTTTTGAATAACCTCGATTTTTGTGTTGCCGATGTAAAGATGATAGCCAAAAGTCTTTCGCATTGAATGTGTGCCGATTTTATAAGGCAAATTGCAAATACGCGCGGCCTTGTTTAATATCCGCCAGCATTGCGTCTCGCTGAGATGATACGATCCGTTACGATGCTGTTGTCTTGACTTAAACAACGGCTCGTTCAACAAACTACCAAGTGAAACAGCTTTCTTTCTGCGTCGTTTCAAATACACTTGCAATGCGTACCGCGCTGAATCATTTAATGTAAGGTCAATAAATTTCCCCGTCTTTTTCTCTTGGATTATCAGAGCATCTTTTATTTTCAAGCGTCCGCGCTTGTCGATAAACGCAACATCATTGACTTTTAACCTTACTATATCGGAAATTCTGCGACCTGTGTAAATACCAAAATGAAATAATGCCCAATCGCGCAGACTGTGATTCCAAAAGAAACCTGCAAGAGCCTCTAAATCATATGATGACCTTATCGGCTGTGTCGTTTTATACGCTTTCTGCCTCAAACATCATCACAGCTTTCATGAGAACTTATCTAATAACAAATTAACAATATCAGGGAGAATTTTTACTTCTTCAAAACCAGAACATCTTACCGATGTCAGACGCTTCACAAGCGATAATAAATCTGTTTTTAATTCTCGTTTCTCATCATCTGTTAATTTATATTTTACCTTATCTTCCTTTTCCTTAGAAAGACGAGAAGCGCAACCAGGCGGAGGCGGAGGCGTTGGTGCTTCCGGAACATGATGGTCATAACCAAAATAAATAGCCATTTTTTCATCTCCTAAAAACTCGAATATTATTATTCACAAGTAAAAACACCGACAGCAATGGCACTCATGAATTCGACAATGCTGCTATACGTCAATGCTTGCGTTTGTAATACTTCTCAGCTTTAATACGTTGTAATGCCTTGCTTGACCAGCTTCCCATAGCGTTAATCATTGCATTACTTTCTTCTCGATAACCTTCATCGTACAGATACGATATAAAGCTACGAACAAAAGGCTCAACTATTACTTCATAATACAAGTTTTTTAGTATCATTTTACACTCCATAACTCAGCTTTTTTATTCGCCATTAATGGCGAATAATCAACATTTTCTTCTGCAAAATGAATTTTCGAGAATATTCGTATTTATCCATCTTGCTGTTGTAAACCATCTTTGCATAATCGCGCAAATTGTTATTCCAAAAATAACTCGCGAGTGCGTCTCTGCTGACTGTGAGCGGATAGGCTGTGTTGTTTTGCTTACTTTCTGACTCATGGACTTTCACAGCCGTTCAAAATATCTTTAACAATTTTGCTAATTACCGCGTCTATAAGTTTCATATGAGTATCACTTAATTTATGATTATCGCTAAGTTTACCTAAAAGAGAAAGTAATTCATCAGGAATTTTAGAAATTTTTTGAGATAATTTCTTATTTGCTAATTCCTGTTCCATTGCGTCAGCACGGTATTTAGCTTGACGGGCTTTTGATTCACGCTCTAAAACTTTCGCTTCAAGTAATCTTTTATCAAGTTCGGACGGTTCGCCGCTTTTTATCGCTCCGCTGCAAATTCCCTGCAAATAACGGATATAAGATTGTACAGTTGAACCTAAATCAAAAACTCCGCGACCGGCTTTAGGAATAATTTTCTTCTTAACAAGCTGTTCTACTCTGCGTTCAGAGATATTCAGCAAATTTGCAATAACATCAGTTGGATATAACCCTTGATTTTTATCAGTCATTCACTTTTCCATAGAAAAATCACGTTAAAATTCTCGCATATCGCAAGGTAAATCTGCAAGAAACTCGTAGACCTCTATATCGTCTCTTTCAAAATCAATACTAAGGCTACAATGCTCGCTATTATCTGTACCACAAATATAAAAAATTTGGTTATTCTTCATTTTTTAATCTGGTTTCAGCTATCTCATCAAAATTGCGTCCGTCTCCGTCTAAAATCGCTTTTCTTTCTGTGTAATCCTGCCAACGTCTTACAGCCATATCGACATATTCGGGATTTAATTCAACTGCAAAACAACGCCTGCGGCAAGACTCCGCCGCGATAATCGTAGTGCCGCTTCCGCAAAAAGGCTCGTAAATTATGTCGTTAGGCTCGGAATTATTCAGCATTGGACGGCGCATACATTCAACAGGTTTTTGAGTGCCGTGAGTTGTTTGAGCGTCTTGATTTTTGAAATCTATGTTCCAAACTGTAGACTCGCTGCGGCTTCCCTGCCAATGGCTTTTCTGATTTTTGCGGACTGCATACAAACAGCTTTCATAGCCGTCGCAATAATTTGCAATTTCAGGACACTCGGAATTATCCTCGCGCACAGCGTACCAACAACACTCATGCTGCCAGTGATAATCTCCGCGAGATAGGGCAAAATGCGGTTTTACCCAAATAATTTGATTGCGCAATACAAAACCATTGGTTTCTAAACTGTCGCCGACGTTCCGGCAATGTAACGAAGCGTGCCAAATATACGCAACATCGCCCGGAAACAGTTTCCACGCTTCGCGCCAATCGTCAATGTCATCGTTTAAGACGCGGCCTGTACGTGCTGAGGGATTTTCATTAAATTCGTTGCGCCAACTCGGATTATAATTCACTCCGTAGGGCGGATCTGTTACCATTAAATGAGGCCGTTCGCCTGCAAGTAATTTTTTAACAGTTTCCTTGTCAGTACTGCTTCCGCAGATAATTTTATGATCGCCTAAAATCCAAACATCACCGAGTTTTGAAATCGGATTTTGATTTTCTTCCGGCACTGCGTCCTCATCTTTAGGAGTTTCGACAGTATCTAACTTTAAGCGCAAAATTTCACGTTTTTCAAAGCCTGTATTTTCAAGTTCGAGGCCGAAATCATTACGCAAAATCAGCATTTCAGTTTTTAATTTAACTTTATCCCACTCGGAGTCCTCAGCAAGACGGTTATCAGCTAAGATATAAGCCCGTTTTTGCGCTTCGGTCAAATGCGAGGCTTTAACGCAGGGAATTTCAAAAATTTCCAACTTAAGACACGCCGCTACGACTGCATGACCTGCGATAATTCCATTGTTTTCATCAATAAGAACGGGCAAAATCACGCCGTATTCTTTGACGCTTTTCATCAGCTTTTCAATCTGTAAATCACTGTGAACACGGGCGTTATTTTCATAAGGAATTAAACTTGACGGCGGCAAATATTCAATTTTTATTTTAGTTTCAATCACTGTCTCACCTTTTTATATACAAAAGAGCACCCGCGCAGGTACTCTTCAAAAATTCTTACTTGATACAATTTTTAGAAATTATAATTAGTTTACCACATTTTTTAATTTTCAATAGACGTTAAGATTTACGTTATAACTTACGTTAAGATTTACGTTAAAATCAACGTTTTAATCACCATACTAATTTAACCCGGCAAAAGATAAAAATCGCCGTCGCTCGGAGGCATTAAAATCAACTCCGCAAGTTTAACAGGAAATTCACGGCGATAACGCATTACAGTGTTCGGAGCAAGTTTGTATTTCCACGCAACCTGCTCCAGCTTAGAACCGTACCGCGACAAAGTTTTCTTAACGTATTTCGTGTGATCTACAACTATTGCCCATGTACGCGAATCTACAGCCTTAAATTCTCTCGATACAATATTAATGTGAGGCCAGCCTCCGGCGAGTTTTACGCTCTCATCGAAATATTCACGGTCGTATACAATGCGCTCGGCTTCCGTTTCGTTGCTTTTTGTTACAGACTTAAAGTCGTCAGGCATAGGAACACGCTTTGAGTTCATCATCTCGTGAATTAATTGCGAATCGGGGGCTTCGACCTCACCGAGTAAAACGCCGAAACCTTGCGGGTGGCACGAAATTAAAAGTTCAATCAAATTAGAAACACGCTCTAAAGTTTTGTAATAACCTTTTCGGAAGCGGCACATTTTACTCTCCTTTTGTGTTTTATCTGTAATTGTTAAATGTTGTCTGCTGCTTAGGTTCTATTAAATAGATACAGATACTATCTGCACCGTCGCGGGCTTCAAGTCCGGCAGGATTAAAAGTCCTTTTGAGCATTATACATCTGCGTGAATTGCCGTTGTTATCTACGTCTTGCAATTCTGCTCCGACGTTTTCCCACTTAATTTTTTCTTGAGCGTTACGGTCTTTGTATTTTCCTGTTGCAACGATGCAGTCGGAAATTTTAGTCTTCATGTTGTTCTCCTTTTAATTTTGCAATATTTTCGAGTTTCAAGAGTTCAGCGTTAGCTTCGATTTCGTGAGCCTTTGCACTGATATAGTCCGCGATAGCGTCTGCGAGAGTGATTAAAGCCATTCCGGCGAAAAACGATACAATTATTGTCATTATTTAAGTTTCCTCGCTATC